ATTATTACTGGTGTTCTGTCAATCATTGTCGGAGCAGGTGGCGGAATCCTTGCAGTGAACTCGAAATCAAGCAGCCGAATGGATCAGATTGACAAGCGCATTGATAATCTCGAACTTCGGCTTGCAGAGAAATATGTACCAAGGCAAGAGTTAGCTCATGCCCTACAAAAGATGGAGGATCATATGATCCGCATCGAAAACAAACTAGATCAGATTGTCCTTAGAAATGGCTAAAGCAAAGGCAACTGAGGACATGTTTAACGAGTTGCATAATCTCGTTACCACTGAATTCCTCAGCCGGATCCGCTCCGGTGAAGCGTCCACTGCTGACCTAAAAGCAGCCTGTGATTGGCTGGCAAAGAACGATATCTCAGGGGTTGCCTACGCCGGTAACCCTTTAGACAAGCTTGCCTCAATCATGCCCAAGGTCGATCCAGAACTTGTACAACGGAGACTCCATGGCAGGGCGTACAAGTAAATACTACAAAGACAACCCCAAAGCTGCTGCTAAGCACCGCAGCTACATGCGGGAATATAACCAACAACCCAGCAAAATTGAATACCGGTCTGAGCTAAACCAAGCTCGTCGAAAACGGGGGATCTATGGGAAAGGTGGAGGTGACCTTTCTCATCAACGGAACGGATCTCTCAAAATTGAATCAGCAAAACGAAACAGAGCCCGTAATGGGCACGGGAATAACAAACGTTTGGCATGACACCCTTGCTACCCAGTCCTGAACATTACATTTACAACATGCTGACCATGACAAGTCCAGAGGCAAAACGTCTGTGGAGACGTGCCATCAAGGAACACTTCAATTGTCAATGTGTCTACTGTGGAGAAACTTATGAACTACAAGAACTCACGCTTGATCATGTCTATCCAAGACATTATGGGGGAGAATCAATCACAAGGAATCTTGTCCCAGCTTGTAAGAAATGTAATCACGACAAGGGAACAAATAACTGGCTCACTTGGATGAGAGACCGGTTTGGCATTACACAACGTGAAGGTTTAATTTTATCTTGGATTAAATAATGGCACCAAAACGCAAACCATCGATGCTGGCTCGTCAGCGTCAACTTCTTCAACAAACCCGGCAAACCAAAGCAGCTGCTAGCCGTCAACTGCCTTCTAGTGGTGGCACCAGTGCAAATAGCTTGAAAGCAACCGCTCAACGCACCAGTACCAGGGTGCAACAGAAGGTCAATCAAGACGTTGCAACCCTTCGGGCTCTTGCCGACAACATGCGTCGGAACCAGGAACGTAGCAATCGACAGATTCAACCGGATCCGTCACCTCGTGTTCGCTACACCGGCCCTAACGGTCCTAACCCCAAAGGTCAGCCCTCCCTGCCTCCAGCACGTCGTTCAGCCGCTGGTCCCATCAAGCTTCCCAACGGAACTGATCCTTCCCAGCTCAGGATGAAAGCCAAGGGCCTTGACATCCTCAGCGAACAAGGTGGTGCTCAGAACTCCCGTAGAGCACGTCAGACACGGGAAGCCGCTAGTCGCCCGCAACCTCAAAACGGTGGTGCTTTGACTCAACGTGGAGGTGCTTTGACCCAACGTGGGGGTGGTGTGACTCGTACCCGCAATGGTGGTCCTGTGGATCCCGTGCGTGTTCGGGACATGGGTAACACCCCTCCCCGCCAACTGCCTGGTCAGCGTGGTCTGCCTGGTGGAACTGGTGGTGCTGACAGTGTTCGTGCCTCTGGTGCACGCACTGGACAGCCTGGTCCTAACCGTCCTGCTCTTCCTGCTGGTAGGCCTGGTGGTTCCCTTGCTACTCGTGCAAAGGGAGCAGGCGGCGGTGGCGCTGCTGCAGCTTTTATTGCATCACTGGCAGAACCGGCTGTGTCGGCTGCAGGCCAAAGCATGGGTAAGGAGCTGGGTAAGGCTCTGATTCCGGTTGGTCGTCGTATTGATGACATGCTGCCTGGCGTCAACAGCCGCGATGAGGCTAACCGTCGTCAACGTGCCACTCCCCTTCGCCAGACAACGGCACAGGAGCGGTCACGGGCAGTCCGTCTGGAGCAGTACAACCCTCCTGCCAAGCCCAAAGCTCCTAAACCGAGCAACTCAGGCACCACAGCGACTCGCTCCTCTGGCGGTAGACAAGCTGAAGTCCGCTCCTCTGGTCGTCCTAGCTCGGCTTCCCGTCAACCAACTCAAATCGTTCGTCCTCCCAGCGCACCCAAAGCTCCCAAACAGGAACCCAAAGCTCAACCCAACCTGAACGGCGTTGGTCCGGTCAAAGACGGTGAGCTCTACTCCGACAAACTCAAGATCAGCAAAGTTGGTAGTGATGGTCCTGATCTGGAGCGTCGGCGTGCCTTCCTTGATGCCAAAGATTCCATGTCTGGCATGAAGGCTGTGAAGGCTCTGCTGGAGAAGCGTAAGAAGCGCATGGCTGAAGGCTGATTCATATAACCCTCTGAGAGGCCCCTAGAAGGCGCCAGAAGGCCTCTCTTTATCCACTTAGGTATATTCTATCATCAATGCCAGTAAAACGCCGCAGAGCGGCTCCTGGAGGGGATTCCGTTTTGGAGTCCCTTCAGAAGGACTTTAAGATCTTTCTACAAGCCTTATGGCAGCAGCTCGACCTTCCCTCCCCCACCCGTGCACAGTACGCCATTGCGGACTACTTGCAGCACGGTCCTAAACGACTACAGATCCAAGCCTTTCGAGGCGTAGGTAAATCCTGGATTACTGGTGCCTTTGTTCTGTGGACCCTGTTCAACAATCCAGAGAAGAAGATCATGATCATCTCTGCCTCGAAGGAACGGGCAGACAACATGTCGATCTTCTTGCAGAAGCTGATCATCGAAACCCCCTGGCTCATCCACCTCAGACCCAAGAGCGACGATGCCCGTTGGTCTCGAATCTCCTTTGATGTCAACTGCTCACCTCACCAGGCCCCCTCTGTCAAATCCGTGGGTATCACCGGTCAGCTCACCGGTTCACGTGCTGACCTGATGATTCTCGATGACATCGAGGTTCCTGGTAACTCCATGACCGAGATGATGCGGGAAAAGCTCCTGCAGCTCTGTACAGAAGCGGAATCCATCCTGACCCCTAAACCGGATTCACGCATCATGTACCTGGGGACACCACAGACAACCTTCACTGTCTACCGCAAACTAGCTGAACGCAACTACCGACCCTTTGTCTGGCCTGCTCGTTACCCCCGCAAGCTCTCAGCTTATGAAGGCTTGATTGCTCCTCAACTGCAAGAGGACATCGACAACGGAGCAGAGTCGTGGGACGTAACCGACCCAGACCGCTTCACTGCTGATGACCTGCTGGAGCGGGAAGCATCAATGGGTCGTAGCAACTTCATGTTGCAGTTCATGCTTGATACGAGCCTTAGTGATGCCGAGAAATTCCCCCTTAAATTCCAAGACCTCATCATTACCGCTGTTAACCCGACTCAAGCGCCGGATTCTGTTGTCTGGTGCTCTGATCCTCGTAATTGTCTCAAGGATCTGCCTACGGTTGGCTTACCGGGTGATTATTTCTACTCCCCAATGCAGCTTCAAGGAGAGTGGAGTAGCTACGATGAAACGATCTGCTCAGTGGATCCGAGCGGTCGAGGCACAGACGAAACAGCAGCGACGTTCATAAGCCAGAAGAACGGCTTCCTTTACGTCCATGAGATTCGCGCTTACCACGACGGGTACAGCGACACCACCCTTCTAGACATCCTCAGAGGCTGTAAGAAGTACAACGTCACCAAGCTGCTCATCGAAACTAACTTTGGTGATGGCATCGTTGCAGAGCTGTTCAAGAAGCACCTGCACCAGACCAAACAAAACATCGCAGTAGAAGAAGTCAGAGCCACCGTCCGAAAGGAAGACCGCATCATCGATGCCCTTGAACCGATCATGAATCAACACCGCTTGATCATTGACCGGAAGGTGGTGGAGTGGGACTACGCCTCCAACAAAGACGAAGCCCCAGAGAAACGACTCCTCTACATGCTCTTCTATCAGATGAGTCGCATGTGCCGGGAGAAGTTTGCCATCAAACACGATGACCGCCTTGACTCCCTAGCCCAAGGTGTCAAGTACTTCACCGACGCCATGGGTATCTCAGCTCAAGAGGTCGTCAACCAACGCAAACGGGACGACTGGAACGACATGCTCCAAGCCTTCCTAGACGACCCTCAACAGGCGACCAACCACCTCGTTTTGGGCTTCAACTTGGAGCAAAGACGCCAAGCACGCGGTTCCTCCAAATCCCCCGTCCCAACTTGGGTTTGACCAAGCCCTCATCATAGGGGGGAATGATAAGGGTGGAATCATCTCCCTCCGGGAGAGAGGAAGACAATCAAGCTAACTCTCTCCCCCTTTACTAATGGTCAGGCGACCATCGGGAGCGACCATTCTGTAAGTACATTCTAAACTCACAACTCCCCATCCTACGAGTACTGCAAGTAATACTGGATGATCCTGTGGGCCATTAAGAGGCCCTAGTGATCATCATGTATTAAACAGTATAACTTAGTGAGTATAACTGATTACTAATCCCACCTCTACATGAGTCATTCAGCCAAGCTTATCCACATCACTCCTAAAGCAGAAGAACTCATTGCCTATATGGCACGTGTGTCTAATCCTTCTAATCAAACCAACACTGAGACCAGTGCTAAACTGATTAAATACCTCATCAAACATAAACACTGGTCACCGTTTGAAATGGTGAACATGTGTGTAGAGATTGAGACAACAAGAAGTATTGCAGCACAGATCCTCCGGCATCGGAGCTTTAGCTTTCAAGAGTTTAGTCAGCGGTATGCCCAGCTCTACACTCCCCCTGAACTACCAGAACTGCGTAGGCAAGACACCAAGAACAGACAGAACAGCATTGATGATCTGAATATCTCTGTAGCTAGAGAGTTTGAAAAACAAATAGCCAGACACTATGCCAAGGCTTACGTCCTCTACAACGAGATGATAGAGGCTGGGGTAGCTAAGGAGTGTGCAAGAGACGTGCTTCCCCTGGCATCTCCAACCAAGCTCTACATGAATGGGTCTATTAGGTCGTGGTTACATTACTGTGACCTGAGAACCAGTAATGGTACGCAGAAGGAGCATGCTGTTATTGCTGATCAGATCATGGATATTCTCTATTTGCAAATACCGAACGTGTGTGAGGCAATGTGGGATATGGATTACAATGTCTGATGATGATGATCGTCTAAGGCGTCTACAAGACGCTCTAAAGGTTGCAGAACGTGTTGGTAATACTTTCCTTGCAGCAAACATTAGACACGCCATAAAGGAGCATCTAGGAGGGTCTGGTGAAGGAATTAAAACTAAATGAGTTTCAACAACTGTACCAACAATGGAAACGTGGGATCCCGTGGTGGGATCTTTTGTTGTTGGGAGCGTTGAAGTGGTTGGAAGAGAAGTTCATTGAGGTGCGTGTTACACGTGAAGTGGATCAAGCAATCAATGAGTATGTCGCTGTTGAACCACCGCTCCCTGATTTGATTACTCCGGTGTATACAGAGAGGCCTTCAGAGGCGTCTGTAAGCCTCCCTGAGATGCGTTTAACTGCTCCTTGGTATAAGGAGAAGGTGGAGAGTAATTGATAGCCTTGTAGGCGATTGTAGAGGGGTTAGAGATTGTGTTCGATCAGGAAGGAGACAAGGTTGCTAAGACTACGTCCTTCTACATCGCTACGGTCGAGCAACGTTTGGTACGTCTTCCAGGTGATGGTTGCTGTGATTCTGACGGGTTTCCGTGTCATAACGGGAACAACGTCGGATTTGAGCTGGTATTTGGAGGAAAATGAGGTCATCAGTTCAATCACGGTTGGACTGGTCACGGGTCAGGAGGGTGCAACCTCGCTGGCCCACCTCTATATCGTAGCAAGGTGAGAGGTATAAGACTCAGGGTGATGCAGATATGGCTCAATATCCGACAAAAATTTGTGAAGGGTATTACCGCTATCGCAGGGCCGCAATTCCCCCGTGGTGGGGGTGCCTGATGCCGCGCTAGATGTACAGTCTGGGCGAAAACACTAGGGGTTTGGTCGATTCGGCAGGGATACTAGCGTTGCCTTATTGAGAATGACTCGCAACAAGCCCGCTTGATTCTCTTGCTATCTGTAGCGACTCTCCCATGCTGTATCAGTACTGCATCAATGCTGCAGTGTGCCGCTTTACGAAGTGTAACTGCTCCATTGCCGTATCAGTACTGCTATGGATAAGATGACCGCAAGCACCTCGACAACAGAATAGGGGCAGGCGGCGATCACCCGATGGTGTGGTGATCAGGCGGGCGATGGCGATCGCTTTAAACAGACGCGATGGCTAGCCACCATCAGCCGAGCCCATACACTCCCACGCGCACCTAATCACAAGGTCGCAGCACAATTGAATAGCTACAGTTTACCTATCCACTCGCTTTTTAAACACAATGGACACACTCAACCTGCGGCTGACACTTGATCAAGACACACCGATTGATGAGTACTTAATGGATGGCATCATCTCTGAAGTATTTCCTCAGGATGACGGCACGTTTCAGGTGATCATCAAGGATGCAGACGAATCACTTTTAGAGTCACTCAATCCTGATGATCTCGTTGAGTTCTTTGGCATTGACTCTGAGTTTGTTATCGCTGTCGAAGTTCTTGAGTTTGCCTAACCTATCCACTCACTTTCTAGACAACCAATCATGGCCAAACCTAAAGGTTTCATTATTGATCGCGGCCTATCACCAATTGATGGCCAACCTTATGTAGCAATCCTAACTCTCAAGAGCAGCAATAGAAAGACCGGCAACATGGCCCAGGTCTGGATATTGTGCGAGAACATTAATCCTGTGGAAGCTGTCAAGACTGGCAAGGATGCCACGATCTGCGGCGACTGCCCACACCGTAAACAATCAAACGGCAAACGTTCTTGTTATGTCAACGTTGGGCAAGGTCCTAACAGTATTTACAAGGCATACAAGCGGGGATTGTATCAGGAACTAAGTTATGTAGGTTGCAAGGACCTACCATCTAACGGTTCTTTCTATTCAATCATCGAATCAGAACTAAAGGGTAAGCGTATCCGTTGGGGTGCGTATGGTGATCCTAGTGTGATCAACCCGCAAGTTGTAACCCTATTCAACAGTTACACTCAGGGACACACTGGATATACTCACCAATGGCGCAAGGACTTTGCCGAACCTTTTAAGGGTATTTTCCAGGCATCATGCGATGGCTTCAGAGATTATCTGGACGCAACAGCGCATGGCTGGAAGACGTTTACTGTTGTTCGCAAAGATGCAATCGTTAAGTATGCCAAGCAATGCCCCGCAACTGTTGAAAATAGTGTGGCCCAATGTTCAACTTGCAAGTTGTGCGATGGTGCTAGGACTGATATTTTTGTCGCTGCTCATGGGAGCGGTGCAAAGTACGTAGTCGCTGCCTAACCTATCCACTCACTTAGGTGTTTAACAATGTTTTTCGTCTCTCTTTCACAGGCACCGCAGCTCACAATCCAGCACGCCAACTTTGCAGGACCGTTCAAAAATCAGAAAGATGCACAAACCTATGCAACATCTGCCAATCAAAGGTATGCACAACGGGGCATCCCTCACTGGGTTGCATCCTTCCAGGTAACCACATAACCAACGACCCTGGTTAACTACCAGGGTTTTTCTTTCCCCAACTGTTCACAATCACACAAGGACGCAGTCCAATGATCAACATTCAAACTGATCTACTTTCCTTGTCTCCTAGTGTTCTATCAAAGATGTCGCGTTCAAACCTAGAACGTATTGCAATAGAAGGAACAACAGAACAAAAGGACTCACTCATTGCCTGGGGTTATAGCGCTCTCCCTGCATTCTTCTTTGAAGATCTTTATTTCATGGCCACAGGTCAAGAATGGGAGCAAGACTAACACCCATAAAACACAATGACTCACCAAACCGTAACTGTTCTAGCTAAGTCAAACAAAGCCAAGAACAGGCTCGCTAATTGCATGGACGGGGATCACCGTTGCATTGTTGAACAACACAGCAACGGCAAACTGTTTCTTGCAAGTGTTAACCGTAACTACTTTTTCTGGGTTGAACCCAACGACCAACATTGGAACGTTATTCAATGAACCACCCTTACATGGATCCCAATGATGCACCCTGGACCGATGAATTCAGGGACTCACACAAACCACTGTGGCTAGAAGATGATGAATCTGACGATCTAATCTTTGAAGATGCATTGTATGGGGTTGTCTGATCACCCCTGCAAATACTCAAGGGCTGCTGTTCATCAGCAGCTTTTTTAGTGCCTAATGTTCA